CTGTAATATCCCGGGAGAAGCGTGTTCTATAAGCTGGTTTAAATGATGTACAAACTCTGTACTATCATTATTATAAAGGGATTTAACCAAGTCTTTATACAACTTGGATGTAACCTCTCCTACCCATATTTTCTTATTATTAAATCCGGGTAGCTTAACTCCATACGTAAATGCCATTATAATGACTTATACCAGTAATATAAAAAATCTTTAAGCTCTACCTTGCGTATATAGTACTCTGTACTTGTTATATACAAAGCTTACAGGTGCTATTCTTATTTCAGCTTTACCATAAGAATAAGAAGACTCACCAAGAGAAACCGGTGCACAGGACTGAAACTCAAATATCTTTCTTATACCTGCATTACCTTTGTCGTTATTATTTTTATCGTAATGAACAACAGTTATATCAGTTCTAACATTTTGAGTAGATGTTTTAGCACGCGTTATTAAACCGTAATGCCCAACAAGCGTTATCCAAGGCCTGAGAACGAAGTCAATAAATGATTTATTTGTTTCTAAGAAACCTATTTTTAACGGTTCATATTGGCCACGAGAAGTACTAACTATTCCACCTATTAAACCACCACTTGAACCGTCTAACGGCTCATGTCTTTGTGTGCCTACAGACTCACCGGGTATGTCTATACCTTGTGCAAACAGACATACCGGGCCACCATGCACACCGTGAGTTTGTTTAGTTAGTTCTGTATATAAATCTTTTAATGACGGATTAACGTCCCAGCTGGTTTCATATGCTTGCCAAGGATCGGTATCAACTAATTCTTCATCCGTCCATGCATCTGTAGTAAGTGCTTTAGGAAAATCAAAGCTTATTAAAAAATTTGATTCGACCGGTATCTGAGTGTTCGGGTCACCTAAAAACTTTATAAACGTGTTGACTTCAGAGCCAGCGTTTTGTGCGTTAGCTTTTGGTCCAATTAAAAAAGACATTACCTACCCCCTAATAAGTTTTTAACAGTTTTGGTAACAAGTTTTGAAGCTATATTGCCTAAACCGTTAGTTACACCAAAATTATTACCTAAACTTAAACCTGATGTTATACCTGAACTTGGACCTGTTTGCCAGTATTGATACGCAATAGTAGCTTTTACTTCTTGTATACCACCTGACTTAGTTAAATCATAAGCTATATCATCAATCTTAGTAATGAATGCACCTAATAGTGTATATACTTTAATTTCGTTTAACTGGTCATCGATGAGAGAAAGATTTATAATGTTTTGATTTAAATCTCTTGGCTCCATATTACCATATGATTGAGTTTCATCAAACGTATCTGTAATTGAGTCCTCTAACATCGACCTTAAATTATAATCTTGAGTACAATAGAACGTAACGTTCCATGCATTGTTATTATCAAACTTTACTGTACCGGGTATTTGAAAATCTAACCCCATAAAAGGAGCTGTTGTTGTGCTAATAGACTTACCAGGTAAACTTGCTGTCTTTAAAAATACTAAATCTTGATCTTGTAATGTAACACCGTTAACGTTAAATGACGTAATTCTAAATTGAAAATCCCTTGCAAAGCCGACGTTGGTTGCATTGGTGTAAAAATCTCTGATAGTTTGTCCTTGAACGGATGCCATATATTATACTTATAATTAGGATGGTAATAAATCTTCGGAAGTAATATACTGAAAACCTAAAGTTGCCTGTAATTTAGCTATATCACCACCAGCTGCTAAACTATATTCTATAGACCCCACGTTTTGTAAAAACGCACCAACAAGTCTGTATTTACGTATTACTGGGTATGTGTCAGGGCTGTTAGGTCCTGAGTTATTCAATAAATCTAACTCTACACTACAATCCCACCAGTTTGGTACATTAGATTGGGACGTATGTTCATCAAATGTATCTACTGACCATTTTTCAAGAACGTTTCTCAATACGTAGTCTCTATCACAGTAAAATGTTAATGCCCAGCTGGTGGATTCAGGATACTGTGCAACCATTGGAACTGTATACTTAAATGATTTAAAATCTACAGTGGTAGTTGTTATAGTACGAGACGGTATAGTACCGCTTTGAGCATACAAAAATAAGTTTTCAGAACTGTCAGATGCAGGGGCGTATATATCGGAAGTACCGCCTGTACCATTTCTTGATATAGAATTAATTCTAAACAGATTAGTACGAGCAAATCCACGATTTGTTGCTGTTTTATAAAAGTCTGATATGCCCCTATCCATCTATAATACTTAATGTATGAACATAAAAAAAGCCCTGCTTTTAACAGGGCTTTGAATTAAAACTTTAACTATTAAACATGTCTCCAATACTGGTATGCTAATTTAGCAGTAAAGTCTAAAGGCTTACCTGCACCCGAATTATCATATCCTGTAACAGCACCTAAGTTTACAATATATACACCGTAAAGCTTATAAGTGTTGAGAACGTTTTGACTTTCATCAATTAGATCAAGTTGTATAACTTTATCTGTACCACGTAATGAAAGATCTCCTGTGCTTGTTGCGTCATTAAACACGCCATTGATTTGCCAGTCTTCAAGTTTTTTACGGATAACGCCTTTAAGATCGTTGTAGAATTTTACTTCCCAACCATCTGAACCAGTATAATCAACAGTACCAGGTACATTGAAGTTTAGTCCCATGTATGGTACTTTTTGATTGCTAATTTGGCGATCTGGAAGTTGTTTTGTTGTAATGTAAACAAAATCGTCTTCGGTAAACGTGTCTTGGCCAATAGAGCGAACTCGCATCATGAAATCACGTGCAAATCCGCGCTCTTGTGCTACTCTGTAGAAGTCTTGTATTGTCTGTGCCATAAATTTACTTAGGTGTTATATTATAGAAGCTCGTTGAAGTTTTGAGATGTCTTAGTTGCGTAGAAGTTTACTAAGATGAACTCAGCTGTTCTAACTGGCTTGATATAAATGTCTACTACCAATGTGTTGTCGTCAACTACAGCAGGAGTGTTGTTAGTTGAGTTACAAACGAGCAAGTAATCGTATAAACCTTGAGTGTTACGAGCTAATTCAAACAATGGCGTTAACGTATTAACAACTCTACTTTGTGTGAAGGTAGTGTTAGGTTCGAATACGAAGAACTGCATCGTTTGGTTAGTAGCTTTTTCTAAGTAGAGGAATAAACGACGTACATTAATACGATCGAATGCGCTTGGAGCCTTTAACAAGGTCTTTTGTCCCCATACTGTGTAGCCTTCATTAGGGAAGAATACTAAAGGATTAATAGAAATCTTGTAAAGTAGATCGCGTTGTTTTTGTTGTGGGTTAATAGCAATATCGCTAATACCAGTAATGATACCACGATTTAAACCAGCTGGAGCAGTCCAAATGTAATTGTTTGCATCGCTTGCTGTAGTCATTGCTGCTGCATAGCCCGAAAACGGTAACCACACGCTACGAGAAGTGTAAATGTCTTGAGCTAATACCCAGTTACCGTATGAAGTAGCATAACTTGAATTAATGCTACTATAAAGGTTACGTAGTGGCCAGTAAATGTTTTGCGAGAAGTTGTTGTTCTTGTTACTGAGAGTCTTATAGTTTGAACCTGTAACAAAAATATGGCGTATTGGATCAGAAATAAAGTAGTGATCTTTACGTACCTGACTTGCAAACTGCTCAAACATATTCGTAATTGTTTGCCATCCAGTTACGAATGGTGTTACAAAGTTTGTGCCACCGTCTGATTCTTGTAAAGCAGCAAGTGCATTTGTTATATCAGTAGTCATTGCTGTATCATCATACTGTAATGTAGCACTTGATAAGCTTTGTACAGCTGAGATTGTAGATAGACCAGCATCAATAGTAATGTCAATATCAACTACTTCTGGGTTTTCAGCAGCGTTAAGAGCGTATTGTAGTTTTTGTGCTACAGAACCAATTGCTTTAGCGCTATTTTGCGGTAAACTATTTGCATATGTACCTAATGCATAAAGATTGTTAGCAGGTAAGAATGTGCTGTTCTTTATTGCAAGATATGAAGAAGCTGTAGTATAGAATGGATCACCGTCTGTACCAGTAGCATACTTGTATACTCTGACTTGTTTTGTTGAGTTACCATTATTGTCTAACCAATTTACATATGAAGAAATGTTAGGGTTAATATGTACTTCAATATTGTTCGAAGCATTATTAACAACCGTTCTTAGGTAGCTTGATCGAGGTGTACCGCCATTGACGTCTTGAATTGTACGGTTTGTATAGAATGAACCTGCATAACCTTCTGTTAATACATATTGTAGTTGATTTGTATTAACTGAGAATGGTGAAGGACGTAATTTAAATAGTGAAATAATTGCACTATCACCATAACCGGAAGCTGCAATATTATATGTAGGAATGTTTTCAATGTCGTGGGAAAGACTTGTAACACTCGCTGTAGCAGGAGCGGTTATTGTAAAACCGATACGCGATGGAGGTACGATTGTGTATAGTGAATCTGTACATACCTGTGCATCTACAAAGTATGAAGCACCGATAGAATAAACGTTTACTGCATCATCATACGCTGAGGAAGGATTGTTGCTCCAAGAATCGCCAATATTTAAATAGAAGCCTTGAAAGTTTTCATTAATTGTAGCCTTCGATGTATTGATAACAACAATACCTGCAGCGCCAAGGTTATTAACTGCTTGTGCACCAGATGTAACGAAGCTGGAAGTACCACCATTACCACCACTTAATGTCCAAGGAATACCACCTTGACTAATAGAAGTATATTGATCAGATGTTAATGCAACAAGTGCTGGTTCACCGATATAGTAACCTGCAGCTGTTTGATAAGGTATATTACCTACAACAAATGCAGCTGATAATGAACCGAATGAACCTGAAGGAATTGGCAATACTGGGAATGCTAATGCACTATAATTACTTGAAGTACCTTCTCCTGTACCTGTACCATAAGGTAAACGAATAGCTTTAACTGTTGGATTGCCACCAGCTGTAAATAGTTGACTTACTGAATAATAAAAATAACGTTCTGCTGCGTTTGTCGGTGTACCGAAAACAGTTTGGAAATCGCTTAAAGAAGCAAGTTCAACAATTTCGTATGTCGGTCCTTGTGGAGCAAAGCCGGTAACTAATACGTTAGTACCGACAGGTGTTACTGCTCTCGTAGAAAGATCGATTTCGCGAATTTCTACACCCGGAGATTGGATAGTGCGTGTTGATGCCATAATAGTAAAGTTTCTACTATTATTTATGATATTTTAACACTAAAACTCAGTCTTTATTAAAGTAATTGAGTATTTAACTGGCTAAAAGCGAATGTAAAAGAAGATTCTATTTGATCTCCATCCCTGTAATTATAGTTTATATCGCCCAAATTAGTTATAAAAGCTTTTGTATAATCCCACTGTATTTTTTGGTTATTAAATTCATCCAATCCATATACAGTAATGTTTGTTTGGTAGTTATTTAAGTTTGTAAATTTATCAGGATTCACTAATCCGTCATAATTATAACTACTCTCTTGGCTATCGTTTATGACGTTTAACCAATACCATAATACCCACCAATTATTAAATTCGTTATCTACTGTAAAGTTAACAGTAATGGATTTATAAGCGGATCTTGTATAGCTTGTAAATTTGGCAGTTTGTCCGGAATATAATAGATCTACTTCAGGTACAGATGTTTCTGGAACTACTGTACCATATATAGAATATTGCAAAGAGTCTAAACTCAGAAAATTAACTGAACGCTCAGCAAGAGTAGTCTTGTTAACAGTCTTAAGTATAGGTGGCAAGTTTAAGACAAGTAAAAACTTGTCTTTTCTATTCTTATTAAGAATTGA